CGACGGGCAAGGACGGCCTTTTGTGTCCCGCTCCGGGCTCATGCGATACATGGTGCAGCACATGGGGCTGACGGAGGCAAGCGCTAAAAAGGCGGTGCAAGCATCTGATGATCGTAGGATGATCGGATACCTTTTGACGGCGGAAATTATCACCACCGAGGGGGCTGGNTGGGCCGTTTTAGACCCCGTTCANGCGGGTCAAATGATGCTNGAAATGAAGGCTTTAAGACAATGATAAATGTCTTCACACTTTTCAACAAAAACAAAGGCTTAAAAAAATGGAAAATCAANGAGACAAAAAAGACATTNGGGGACATTTTCAAAAATGTCTTCCTACTTTTTAATAAAAACAAAGGCTTAGCAATAAGACAGGCAAGACAAGGGGACAAGACGAGACGGCGGGGACAAAAAAGACACACTCCCTTTAGGGAGTGTCCTTTATGTCCCGCCTCGATGTGGCGATTTTTTGTCCCGTTTAACTTTGGAGATAGACGATGAATTACCTAACACAAAATCACTTAGAAACTTTGCAGCTTGCCATTAGGGCTGGCAGGGTTTCCAGACTGACCGCGCCGACATTGGCAATTAACCATCTTGTGAAATTTGGTTTACTTGTGCCATCTGATCTAGCTGGTATTTGGAGGCCAACGGTTGACGGTTTGTGTGTCGGCGGATATTGTCCGTTTTAGTATTTTTAGGGGATCAACGCTCATGACAGCTTACGGCGTATATCACACCACCACCGCAGCCGCAGAACGTGCCAAGGAAATGGCGGCAGGTCGCAAGGCCGCGCTCCGTGAGGCTGACGAACGGTCTGCTGAGAGACGCGGGGAGGTGAGGCAGGTTCGGGCGCTGGATGGGCTGGGCTTGCTTTATAAGGCGGGTGAGCTGACGGATGACCAACATCGCGTCGGGCTTGCATATCAGCGGGCTTATGAGACGTGCGCGGGGCTTCGGGGCCGCAATGCGCTCAACGATCAGCCTCCAGGCGATAAGGATATGGCCTTGCAAGCTACGGTGGACGCAGGACGGCTAATTGTGAAGTGTGAGCGGTGTTGCACTACGGCGGGCGAGTTAAACGCTCTCCGCTCAATTGTCGGGATTGGGCTTAGCGTTCGTTCTCAGGCTTCGGGGCGTCGTTATCGTGAGATGTGCGATCTGGTTGTGTCGGTGTTGGGAAAGATGGTGGAGGCACGGCTATGACCAACCAAGCCACCAAACAACCTCACCCACTATCCATCGTTATCACGGTGCGAGATCACTCCACCGACGCAGTGATTGGTCAATATCGCTATGAGAGGCGGGAGCAATCGGACCGAAAAATAATTGCAGCGGATTGCAGTAAACAAGTTGACACCCAGTTAGACCCATGACATAAGGGGACATCAGCACGGCGCTGACGATTAGGAGATTAGACGATGTTTTCACTAGTGCATGCAGGCCAAACCAAAACCGCTCAAGCGTTTGACGTATTTACCCGTCGCGGTTCTTTTGCTGGGATCGTGGTTGAAAATTATGGCCGTCACACTGAGGTATATTTTAACATGGCAGCTACTAAGGGCAGCAAACGCAAATTTTCTGGCGTTCAAGATGCATTGGCCTTTATTGAACAGCGCCGCGTTAAGAAGGGGTGGGGGGTATGACCTCCCGCCAAGCCAAACACCAAGCCAAGCAACGCGCTGACGGCGCTGTGACCATCTCGGTTACGTTTAGGGCTGATGAGCCTGAGGCAGAACAATGGGAGTATTATTCGAATTTATGCGGTGGACGCAAGGAAGCGCTTAAGTGGCTTCTCGCTTTAGCACGGGTTCAAAGATAGCCTATTTACATCGGGAACAATTTACGCTACTGATTTGCCAGCATCTGATTTTGTGTGTCAGGCGCTTGTTTCCTCCTCCCCAACTCGGCCTGCCTCGCGGCGGGCCTTTTCTTTTGGTGAATTATGGTTTCTGCCGAAAAAATTGAACGCAGACCAGTTTCAAATCTAATTCCTTACGTTAGTAACAGTCGAACACATAGTGATGCACAAGTAGCGCAGATCGCGGCAAGCATAAAAGAGTTTGGATGGACAAATCCAATCCTAATTGACGGCAATGACGGGATTATTGCGGGTCACGGGCGACTGTTAGCCGCTCGTAAGCTGGGCATGGATGATGTTCCGTGTATTGTGCTGAGCCACTTATCTAAAGCGCAGCAGCGGGCGTTGGTAATAGCCGATAACCAGCTGGCGTTAAACGCTGGATGGAACATTGATTTACTCAAGGCGGAAATAGAAGATTTAAAGCTAGAAGATTTTGACATTAACTTGCTTGGGTTTGAGGATAGCTTTCTTGACGGTTTGCTAGAGCCAGAACCAACAACCGGGCTGACCGACGAAGACGCTGTTCCAGATGTGCCGGAGATTCCCAAGACCGTTCTGGGTGATGTTTGGCTACTCGGAAACCATCGGCTTATGTGCGGGGATAGCACGAGCATCGATGCGGTTGAGAAGCTTTGCGATGGTCAGTTGGTTGATATGTGGTTGACCGATCCACCATATAACGTGGCTTACGAGGGTAAGACTAAAGACGCACTAACCATCAAGAATGATAAGCAAGGCGATGAAAGCTTCCGGCAGTTTCTTCGGGATTCGTATGTTGCTGCAGACTCGGTCATGAAACCGGGTGCTGTGTTTTACGTTTGGCACGCAGACTTAGAGGGATACAATTTCAGAGGAGCGGCGAAAGATGCTGGCTGGACTGTTCGCCAGTGTTTGATCTGGAAGAAGTCCTCAATGGTAATGGGGCGGCAAGACTATCATTGGAAGCACGAGCCTTGTCTGTATGGGTGGAAGGAAGGCGCTGCGCATTTGTGGGCCACAGACCGCAAGCAAACTACCATTCTTGAGTTTGATAGACCAAACCGCAATGGTGAGCATCCAACCATGAAGCCTGTCGAGCTTTTTGCATATCAGATGCAAAATAACACAAAGGGCAAAGACCGCGTGCTTGATAGCTTTGGAGGAAGCGGGACGACTCTTATTGCTGCAGAGAAGCATGGTCGAGACGCGTTATTGATGGAGCTTGACCCTAAATACTGCGACGTCATAATCAAGCGTTGGCAAGAATTCACAGGCAAGCAGGCTATCCACGCTGAGACTGGAGAGCCATTTAATGGCTGAGGTTAAACTAACCGCAAAGCAGGAAGCATTTGCCCAAGCTATTGCTGATGGCATGGGACAGGCTGACGCTTATCGCACAGCTTATGACGCTGACAAAATGAGCGCAAACAACATTTATTCCAAAGCATCTGTCCTGATGTCTGACGGAAAGGTCGCGGAAAGGGTTGCCCAGCTAAGGGCACATCTTCAAAGCAAGCAGCTTTGGTCTCGTGAAATGTCCGTCAAAGCCCTTGTTCAAGCCTATAAAGAAGGCAACGGATCGGTAAAGGTATCAGCCGTTAAAGAGCTTAACGCTATGCACGGATATAACGCGCCGCAGAAGATCGAATTGGGTGGCGCCATTCAGCAAGAGCTAACGGTAAAGTTTATTGACTGAGGTTTTGATCCCACGAAAGTTTAGAGGGCTTTTTGGAGATTTTCGGGACGCTGCGTATTTTGGTGGTCGAGGTTCTGCTAAATCTCATTCGATAGCGACGGCCTTAACAATCCTGTCAGCCAAGAAGCCCTTGCGGATCGTTTGCGGTCGAGAGTTTCAGAACAGCACGCGGGATTCGGTTAAACAGCTTATCGAGGATAAGATCAAATCAACGGGGCTTGAAAGCAGTTTTCAGGTTTTGGAGACTGAGATAAGGTCTGCGCTGGGTGGCAAGTTTACGTTTATCGGTATGGCTCGCAATCCTGATGCGGTTAAATCGCTAGAAGGTGCTGACTGGTTTTGGGGTGAAGAGGCCAATAGGTTTTCCCGTCGCAGTTTGTCGATTATTCGCCCGACAATTCGTAAGCCAGGTTCTCGCATGGTCTGGAGTTGGAACCCAGACAAAGAAACAGATCCAATTGATGAGATGTTTCGGGGTGGTGATCCGCCGCCTAATTCGATTGTTCAAGAAGTAAATTGGATGGACAATCCGTTTTTCCCTGCTGAATTGCAGGCTGAAATGGAGCATGATTACAAGCGTGACCCAGAAATGGCTGGCCATGTTTGGGGCGGTAAATACCGCACGCAGTCACAGGCCACGGTGTTCCGGAATTGGCGTGTTGAGGAGTTTGAGACGCCACATAATGCGGTGCATCGCTTCGGGGCTGACTGGGGCTTTGCTAACGATCCGACGGTGATTATTCGGGCGCATATTGTCGGGCGTGAAATACGCATTGACCATTGTGAAGCGGGTGTTGGTGTTGAGATAGACGCAACGCCTGCGATGTTTGATAAGGTGCCACACGCTCGCCGTTGGCCAATCTGTGCGGATAGCGCACGGCCTGAAACGATTAGCTACATGCGCCGCGCTGGTTTCAAGATGGTGTCAGCGGTCAAAGGTCCGGGCTCTATCGAAGAGGGCGTCAGGTTTTTGAAGGCTTATGACATCGTGGTGCATCCGCGTTGTGATGCGCTTTTGCGGCAAGAGTTGGAGAATT